AAAGGGCTGAATAATTCTGCATTTGCCATGACTTCATCTTTGATGTCCATGAACTCTGCGGTCGGTGCAATAAACACTTGAGTCTTACGACCTGTGCGTATGCGTTGCTTGTAGAACCAGCCACTTGCTGCCATAATGCAATCAAGTAACCAGCCACCAAGTTTGGTACGTATACTTGTACCCCAAGGTCTCCACTGTTCAATCTTGTAGCGGTTCATCAGCGTCCTGATGACAACTAGCTTCTGTTGTGTGCCACAGGCTTTGTGCCAGTAGTTGTCCTTGAGAGTCTTGAGTAAAGCAGGGGCGGCATGCTCGTAGTGTCGCATCTGACACTCATCCTCGATAGCTTTGCCAATGGAACTACATACGTTGGTAGCTGTGTTGCAGTTGTCCTTGTAACCAAAGACGTTATCGAATGTAACTTTACAAGCGATAGCTGCGGCAGCCAGTGCCTCGATACTAGCTAGGTATTCGTGTATATCCTTGAAGGCAGCTCCATACTTGCCTTGATGTATTTTCTTGTTAGTGTCTTCGATACGTTGAACTACACGTGGTAGTAACGCATCAATCGAAGCGATACCATATACTGTTGCAGAAGAGTACTGTTGTGCTTCTAGCTTATACGTTTGGTCACGCAGTCTTTTTAGACCCTGCTTGATCTGTGATCTTTCTAAGTTGACCTGTTCCGTGATCTGGTCTTCCGTTATATGAGTCTGCGAGTTCATCTTGTATCTGTGCTAGTAAGTGTTGTCTGACCTCCTCGTAATGTGGATGGTCTTTGTGTAACATATCTAATGCCTGTTTATAATAAGTATAAACGTCATCAGACGGAATAGTTCTCTTTGTCATTGTCTGTAACATATTTAAGTGGTATCAAGTGTTGTATATCGTTGTGTGTGCATACAGTAAACTCTGTCTCAGCACCAGCGATCAACTCTTTGACCTTCTTCTTTGCAGCTGCACCTGACTTGTACACGTGTTCTGTGACCTTGTTGGTTCTGTGGTTACGTGCACGAATCATACAGTGATACTCTGTTGGCATCTCCCAGCCGTCTATCTTCCAGTGCATGAAAGTAACAAACTCGATAGGCTCGAACCACTCAGCTGGGCAGTTCTTTATCATGTTGTAGTTGTTTGGAAATTCTTTCTTCATTGTAATGATGGTGTTTATCTAGGTAGATGTCAGTCAAGGTGGTTTTCCAGTGCCACTTGGCTATGTGTGTAGCCCTGTATGCAGCTTCTATGTCGTCACGAGCAAACAGGTGGATCTTCTTACCCGTGCCCATGATAGCTTCGTAATAGTAGTAGTGATCGGTCATGACCTTGTTGATTGTGATGTGAGCTTTTTGATGAGCATTTTAGTACGCTTTCGGGCAGCTTGCACCATTCGGGGCTTGCTCTTGTACTTGGGCTGCTTGCGGCTGTGGTGCTGCCAATTCGGTGTTGTCATATCGTATCCAATGTCTTGTTACACCAGCTATTATAAACAAATTGGTGATGACTGTCAATAGTTTGATGTATTTCTTCATAGTTTGATGAATGGGTGCTCTCGTTCACTGTACTTTGTAGGGTAATGATAATCGACCAGCTCATACTCGAGCTTATCACAGTGATTCATAGCGTAGGTGTGTGCCTTGGCTTGGTTGTGTACAATGTCAGCATCAACGTCAACCTTGATGAGCATATACAGTGGCTTGATAACTCTAGTCATTACAAGTACCCCGCTATCTCACAGCCGGGCTCGTCGTAGAACCACGAGATGTCCACGTCAGGATATTGATCTCTGAGTGCAGAACATATGGCTTCGGGTGGCGACCATGCTGTATTGAACTCAATCTCTGTACAATCTGGGTCATCATCTGTGACTACTACGTCGTATGCGTCCCACTTGGTATCCCAGTTCTGTACACGCCAGTCATACCACCTGTCGTCAGCCTTACCTGTTGACTGGAATCTACGTGATATGCCGTAGTCTCCTTGAACGTCCATTGGTAACTCGCCAACCTTGCCCAGTGGTTTATCCCAATCGTACTTGGGCATATCGCTAGACATGAGTGGTGTGTTGAGCCAATCTGGTTCTGGTATGATCTGACCAAAGATATTCTCATCTAAGAACATCTGCTTGATCTTAGCAATCTGATCGTTATGCTCAGGGCTAGCGTAGAACGTGACCCTGTTGTGGCAATGGTTTGGCATAGTTATCTCCGATTAGTTTTTGTTGTATCTGTTCATTAGCTTAGTGTAAGCTTCATCTTTATTATACTGAGTATTGTTAGCAATGTCAAGTAATAATTGCTTTAAGAAGATATTTTCATCTGCTGATATACCTACAACTCTGCCTGACTTAGAACCTTTAGCCTTAGTTGGTACTAGCTTCTTAGCTTTGATCTTTGCAACAGCTGGTGCATCCTGTCTCTTGGCTGCTGGTGCTTTCATGGCTGCTTCGGCATCCTTGATTGCTTTGTCGATAGCTGCTTGTTCGTTAGCTCTCTGCTCTGGTGTAGTAGAGAAGTCATATACAGGTAGGTCTGATTTGTTTGGTGTTGTTGTCATGGTGGTTTGAATGAATGATGGTTTACGTGATGGTATGCGTAGATAGTTGGTAGCTAGCCACGGCTTGGTATTGAGGTAAGCCTTGTAGGCTTGTATAGTAGTGATAGTATCGTCGTACTTGAGATACTCTGGCATGGCACGTGTGAAGTATGCGACCTTGTAGTACGCAGTTGATACTGGCTCGTCGAAGCAAGCATTGTAGATGCGAACGGCTTGATGTATCACGTCCTGACAAGTGTGTACCTTGTCGTAACGTGCAGTGTACTCGTTGCATAGTGCAAGTCCGTGCATGATGAGCCATGCAAGATTGTACTGGTTGGCGGCAGCCCATTGTGTGCAAGGGTGTGAACGAAATGCACCGTGAGCTGTGCGGTATGGTGTGCCATCTTGTTTGTATAACTTACCAACGCCATAGTACCAGTCGCTGTAAATGATAGCAAGCATTTGGCAAGTCTCGAGTGGCATCTTGACTATGTGCTTGTCAGGTAGGTTGCGGGCTGACTGTACTGGGCAGTCGTTAGTTACAAAGATGTTCATATCTATATTATAGTCGAGGATATATTTCTTTTCAACCTTTTGTTAGGAAATCTGGATAATTCCTTGGCGTTGCCGTTGTGTCTGAACTGCTTGGACAACGCTTTGTATATTGGATAAGGACAGTTCGTCCATGTGCCATTGGTGTAGCACATCCAGTCATGGTCAAGTAGCACTGGTATCATGCCCTTGTCATCTATGTATGTTGGGAACTCGTAGTACATTATGACTTACCTCCGTCGATAACACCGAGCTGATCCTTGCGTATTTGTAGCTCGATAGCTAGTACGTCGTCCTCGATCTCCTTTCTTGGCTTGCTATGTAAGTCCCACTTGTGTCCAATGTCAGATGCAAGCACGTCAAGGTATAGATAGAATACGTCTTTGATGTAGTCCTTCTGATCCTGTGCTGTGTGATCTGTCATGGTGTATGCCTTCTGCATCATGCCGTAATGGTTCCATGCGTCAGGTGAGTCAAGCAAGTAGTGGTGTATGTATGAGTCATGCTCTTGATAGTAAGCTAGTACATCAGCCCAGTCCTTGTGGTGTACAGCTTTACGCCAAGACCCATGTAGTAGTATGTCCTTGATCTCAAGCGGATTGTACTGGCTGAGTATTTGCTGAATAGGCTGGTCTATAGGTGCGTGATCGGTCATGTTAAATAAACTCCATTGATGGTGTGATGTATAGTCCAACTGCGTCCTGTTGGAATAGGTCTTTGTATAGCTGTACTACGTCCTCGATAGCTTGTCTGTCATCTGTCTCGATTGAGACTTGCTTTGTCAGCTCATGTTCAGACTTCCAACATCCGTTTGCGTCTGTGACCATGTAGCCATCAAAGTGTGAGTCAAGCACCTCCGTGCAGTACATCTCCCAGTCAAGGTCTGATACGTAGTCCGTGCCGTCCTTGATGTTGCGGCCAAAGGTTAGGTGATGTAGCATAGCTGCGTCCTCTGTTGATAGGTGTATAGGTTAGTGAACTCCTGTGGTGTGAACAAGAGCAGTGATAGTAGTATGGTTATGAAAAGCATATTCTGTCTCCTTGTGGTGTATAAACTGTGACCTTAGTGGTGTACTCGCCTAGCTCTGGATTGAGCAGACGTGAACCAAACACGACCTCGTTGGCCTTGGCAAGCTGACAGGTCTCGAACACGTCACAGAACTCGTCCTTGGTCAAGTGTAGTGCGACCTCGTTCTGGCTGTCGTCGTCTACTACGTCCGTGTACTCAAGGCCACAGGCATCTAGTAGCTCCTCACAGTCCACGTCGATCTCAATGTACACGTCGTATGTACCCTGCGACCTTGAAGTGTCTCGTCTAGTATCTGTGTGTGGCATAGTGCGTCCTTTGATGATAGTGAATGAATGGATAACTTTGTCTCATACCTCTATTATAGCATCTTATCGTGAGACTGTGTTGAGATGTGTGGAATCTCAGATAAGACAAATGCGTCGCATGAGACTGATTGTGAATGAGTGTGAGATGTGTGAGTCTCACGACACTTTCACGGGTCTCGATTTGATTCTCTTGACAAACTGAGACTTACGTCTACGATTGAAAGTAGAGGGCATCTTGATATAAATATATCTCATGAGACTAACCTACAGCGAGTGCAAGTTGAGTCGCAGGCTTGAGATTGACTGCAAGGCCGAGAGTCTCAAGTGCTGCAATATCATTCTCATTGATAGTCTTCTTACCAGTGAGTCTAGTGAGAGCAGCTTTGTATTGTGGATCTAATACATAGTGTAGTGTTTTACCGAAGGCTGTCTTAGCGTAGGTCTCAATGTTTGTCATGTTTGGAATCTCCTTTTCTTATCTATACCATTATTATAGCAGTCCAAACTGAGAATGGGTTGAGATTTCAGCAATCCAATATATCTCATTTGAGTCCCGCATGAGTGTGAGTCTCAGTCTGATACGGCTTGATACTGTCTTGATACTGGAACGCCAACAGATGCTGCCATGCTGACATACACTTGACAGTCGCAGTTGTATCATGTACGTCCTTGTTGTGATTGTGAAAAATGGTATCGCCGCACTTGACAAGTCTCAGGCCGTGACTCACGTGTCATAGTCGTCCTTGTTGTGTAACATTTTATGACACTGGGGGAACTTGCGCCCCTGCAAGGTCGTATATAGACTTCACAAATTTTTGTCATTTTTTACGGAACAAAGACTCCAGATACTGCTTCTTTAATTGTAATCGCTGCTCTTTGAGGCTTAATAGTGGCCACTTGTTTATCTTCAGAGCGACTTTTATCTTCCTCCATCGAGCTAGCAAGGCCCTCTCTAGGGCTGCAAATAGCTTCATGTTGGTTAGTTAGTGTAAGTAATTAAGGAATATCCACTCATAGGATATTAGGTACAGGAGAGGAGTCCACCCTTCTCTTCCCCTGTATAAGTGCGTGATCGACCTAACGCCAGTTATAGCCATGGTTGTCGTTACCAAGACCCCTAGCTTCGTTACGCTGCTCTAGATTCATGCCTAAAACCATGTGATTTGCACTAGCTTCTGGGTCATCTAAGAACTCTGCAAGCATATTATCCCATTCTTCACGTTTTCTAGTCACTATTTGGTCTTGTGCAGAGATAGATAGGGCATCTGTAAAGTATTTTACGCCTTGAGCTAGACAATCTAGTCTATCGTCGTGTTTTACAGCCCTTTTTTCTCTACACATACGACTCATCTGATAAAATAGCATATAGAGGAGCCTTTCTTCAGCTGGACTGTCTTTGTTGGACGCATAATCCCAATCAATGATATTACGGTCGACAATAAGACGATGCTGATTAAGAACAGGCTCAAGTGAGTCGATAATTCTGTCTTCTTTCCGAACATTTGCACGTACCTCTTCGATATTTATGTGTTGTCTTGTGTTTATTAGGTGTTTTTTAAATAGTTCACCTACGATGCCATCTCCAAAGTTTGTTTCAATAACCAAGCTTGTGACTCCATACTTTCTGCATCGTCTGAGGATGTCGAGCAAGGTACTATCCGAGTACCCGTCTCTGTAGGCTGACATTTCATGCAGATAGATAAGTCCATTTCGTTGAGAGAGGAAGGCGGCAGCCGTTTCATCCGTTCCACGACCGCTTGGGTCAACACTGCAAATCGTTTCATCATAGTCGCTCCATTCTCCCACGAGTTGCATCGGAGAGTAAAAGTAATCACCCGGGAGGCCGACTGTTGGGGCATCTCGTATGACTTTACTAGGATCTGAGCACCATATGATATCTTCGGGTGCAGTAGTAGGATTAACGCTAGTGACAATGAGATCAGCCATTTTAAGGGGGAACTTTTGTGCATCTGATAGTGTTGTGTCTAATTGGAACTGAAGCATAAAGTTACTACGACCCATAGATGCTTCTCTTTCTACTAGGTCTTCATCTGTAAACCTATCATCTGTAGGTGTCCATTCTTCGACACCCTGTTCGATGTCTTCAAGTATATCCTGTGCTAAAACTTCTCCATACTTGTTGAGTTTGTCTGCTCTTGGGTATCTTGCTGGCCAAACCATGGGACGATAGTTCCGCTCTGCCAAGCGACGATAAATAGTAAAAGTAGTCTGAGGAGTCCCGAGATACATAATACGGCTATCGTTTTTCGGCGTAAGGATTGATTCTGCTTCGGTGCAGAGTTGTAAGAGTTTTTCACGCATGAACTCCGTAAGTGAATTACCGGGTACTTCTACGTCATCAAGAATCATCAGGTCTGCACGAGATCCTGTTAGCTGTCCGGTGATACCAACTGATTTGACTGATGGTGCTTGGTGTGGGCTACAGTTAACATCAAAGCTTATCCTTGACCATCTGCTGTCGTCCGACTTAGGTTGGAGGTGGCTTAACCAAGGTGTGTCTATGATGAGTTTCTGTAAAAAGATAGACATGTTGTCTGCACGTTCTTTTGATGCAGAGATTATCATGACCTTTCTTTCTGGGTCGTTAAATAGTGTCCATAATACGAACGCACCAGTAATCCACGACTTACCTACACCACGAAACGCCTGCACTTGCAAACGCTTCGGGCCGTTCTGTAGGTAGTCCGCAATAGCGTACTGTGCCCTCGTAGGACTAGGCAAGCCCAGCTCTGCCCACAATGCCTGTAGGAAGAGCTTGAAGTCTTGCTGTAGTAAAACTAGGGAATTTTCCATTTTTTCGGTTTACTTTTTCTTGCTACCCATGATACGTAACTTATCTCTTTCGTACTCTTGTTTAGTTATGAAGCCTTCTCTTAGCATCATATCTAGTTCGTCCATACGCTTTTTCTGTATCTTTACCTTTTCACGGTTAATTAGTCCAGTGCCTAAAGGTACATCAGCTGGGCTTACACCTTTGTTCTTTTTCTTTTTACCACCGCCTATGCCTAGTTTTTGTAGTGCTTTTTTAATCATCTGCTTGGTTTCTAATAATCTTAATTAATTGGTCAAGTTCGTTTTTGTCAATTTTATTCTGTATCTCAGGAATCATGCTTTGAACTTTAGTTACACTAGCTAAATAGTTATCTAAAATTTCTCGTATCTTTCTAGGGTACATATCTAACTGCTGTCTGCCAATTATTTGTTGTCTTTTTTGCAAGTTAAATTCTTTACGAATAGCATTACGTTCAGCTTTTTTTAGCTTCTTCCATTTACCAACAGTTAAAGCCTTTTCGTTACCTAAAAACTCTGCAAAGTCATTATAGCCGACAGTAACAAATTTATCCCACTCGTCTTTTACGACATCAAAGACTTTATCTCTATATCTTTTAGGTAGTGCAGATTTATTAGAACCATCAAAAAACTTAGCTACAGTAGGATCTATAAATTTAAGCCATTCTTCGTCTATAGAAGTCGATGTGCCCATAGCTTGTTGAACTATTTGTGGTATATCCATTCTAGCTTTACGAGCTCTGTTACCCATTTCTATAGTTTGTATAACTTCATCACTAAGCCTTGATCTCTTTTCTAGACTTTTAGCTATTTCTGGATATATATTACTAGCTCTGTTAGCTCCTAAATCACCTTGTCTAAATACATTCTTAGCACTAATTAAATGCCCTTTGTCAAAGAAAACACTTTTATCTACTTGTAATAGTTCTTCTACTATTTGATCTGATACTTTATTGTACTCAGGAGTTCCCGGTACAAGACCTTTTAATCTTTTAGCAGCTGTGCCGCCTATATCACTCTTTTGAAGGTTTCGTTGTAGATCATTTAGACGTGCTACAACACGCACTATTTCTTTATGCTTTAGGTTTTGCATCTTAACAAATGCTTTTACCTGTGCATCAGTACCACCGTATAGTTCCTGTAGACGCTTTGCTAAAGGTATGTCTATTCTTTCAATATGTTTTCTGACTGTAGGTGTGTATTTAACTTTCTTTTCTATACCGGGGCCACGACTAGCTAAATCTATATCAAAAATACTATATACACCGGGTTCTTCACCGGGTCTAATTGGCTGTCCAGCAAGTATTCTTTCTCTATATTTTTCTGGAGTAGTCTTACTTGGGGGCTGTTTACGTATTTCTTTGGGTATGTTTACAGGATCTGTAGTTTTTCTAAGGTCTGTTAACCTTTGATTAGGACTTTTCTTAGCTTTTTGCAGCATATCCTGATAATATTTAGTTAATGACGCTGTTTCGCCTGCATCTGGTAAGTCAGTAGCATCAATCTTAGCTGCAAGTCTTGGTTGACCACCTAATCTAGCAAATACTGCTGCATCACCGCTAGCTTCTGCTGCTGTAGACGCTTTTGTCATTTGTGCCCACTTTTTAAGCAGTTTTGGTGTTTTTAAAAAGCGTTTTGGTATGTAACCTAACCCAGCTGTAGCTAAATCAACACTATCTGGCAGTAAAAACTCTCCTAACAACCCTAAAGCTACGTGTCTTTTTGATAATCCTTCTATAATACCTTTTCTAGCAGTATATAAATTTTTATCACCGACACCAAACTTGCCTAACACTGCTTGGTCTACTCTATCCATAGCTGCACCATAGCTCTGTAAACCTTTACCAGCTACCTTAACAACTTGTGAAAAGAATCCATCTTCATCAGGTTCTTCTATGTTACCAGCGTTGCCTCTTCTACTTCTACGTATCTTACCCTCTGTCAGGTCATCTTTTGCATCTTCGATACGTTTGTTTTCTGCTTCTTTTTCTTTCTTCAGCTCTGATTCGTAAGGATCTGGTAGACCCTCTTCGCTGAGATTATCTTCTTCGTTCATCTTATATGTGATAAAATGGTTTGTTCTCTATCTGTTATGCCGAATGTCGACCTCATCCAGTCCAACCAATCTCTACTACCTTTTTCCTGATTGCATCGTCGACAAGACGGTACGACATTCGCCGTTTCATCCCTACCCCCTTTACATTTAGGGCGTACATGGTCGATGGTGAGTTGTTGTAATTCATAAGTTCCTCCACAATAAACGCATTGACAATTAAAGTGCTCTTTAATAGCTCTTCTCCAGAGCCTTTTAGATTCTGAACTCGTCATGGTTATTAAGTTGTGTAAATAGTAATCAGGTGTTGGTAGTAATGGGGTCATTTTTTAATTTTAAGTCTACTTCTTCTGTTAATAGATGCTTTTTGCAGTCTGCCTTTGGTTTTGCTACCCTTATAATGGGCGGCATCCAGACCGTCACGGTTTCCATATGTACCAAGTTTTCTATTAAGTTTGTTTGCATTGACTCTAATCTCTAGACCTTTCTTAGTTTTGTTGTACTTACGCTGCTGTTTACGTCGTTTTGCAGCAGCCTTTGGATTTTTCTTGTAGTACTTAGAAGTTTTTGCCATAGACTTTTCTCTTTACTAAAGATGGATCTACAGTTGGTATGATCTTATTGAGTTTGTCCAAGGGACTACCCTCGTAAGCGACACCTGTAATGTCATTGGTTTTTAGCCAATCACAAGCTGCTTTTAGATCTTGTACTGTTGCTTCTCCACTCTTTATTCTGCGTAGAAAGTCCTCTGTAACAAGGTAGTGTAGCTCGTTAAAACTCTCTTCGGTTGCTTTCTTGGGTATAACCCTTGGATTCTCCATTATTCTTCTGGTAATAAGTTTTTCTTGACAAGAGCTGTTAGCTTGTCATCTACTGTGTTGTCAGTAGTCTTACTGTATGCTTCTAGTAGTTTTACTACAAGCTCTTTTACAGCTTTGCTGCCCAAAAACTTGAACAGTATTGGTTTAATTAGTGCAATCATTACATTGATGGTGTGTCTAGGTCTGCTTCATCTTTCACAAAACGTCCATGCTCGTCACGCTTTGCTTTTGTTTTTCTCTTTGGTTTTGCTTTTGCAGCTGCTTCTCTAGCTGCTCTTTGATCTGTTAGTGTGCTCATCGTTGCCAAAATTTCTTTTTCTTTTTAGGTGGTTGTAGGGCAGATATTGGTACAATGTCTTGGCATAATACTTTCATCTCTGAATTAGGATGATAGGTAAAACCTCGTTGCATCAGCTCTGCACATTTTAATGCACGTACTAGCTCATAGTCTAATCGCATCTTTTCTTCCTGACGTTTAGCCATAGCTCTACACTGCCGTAGACCCTCACGATCTAGCGGAACCATAAAGTTAACTTGAAAGCCCCAGTTCTGATTGATGTTGTAGCTTTCTTCAGCTTCTGGTCTTGTATCGTTGCCCATATAAAAAGGACTAAACGTCATAGTAGACCCATTACATTGTATGTTTGGGCCATATACCTGACGTGACGACGCACCGTTGTTTTGAAACTGTACGGCTTGGTTCGTCACATTACCCGTAGCTGCTGCTACAGGATTTGATTTATTAACTGTATCTCCTTCAGCGTATACAGGTGTTACTGAGAGAAGACAGAGAGCGATGTAGTAGTAGAGTTTATTGTAAAGTTTCTTGTATAATCTCTTTGTTCTACTAAGCCTGCTGCTCTTGTTGTTGTTTCTAAGCTCCATGGTAATGTGTTATCAGTAACTGTAAATACTGCATCACCACCAGCAATGCCAGCACTCGCTGCTGCTGTAATATTAGTTCCAGCCCAAGTGTTTACGGCTGCACCGTAGACTTGCACTTGCTCTGTCTCTACGATAGTTTGAGTTGTTGTAGTTGTACTGTTCATAGACCCTGTAGTAAACTGGGGTGTGACAGTATTAGCTCTTGCTACTGCGGGTGATAACAGGGCTAAGAGAAGAATTAGTTTCTTCATTGTTTTGGTTTGTCTTCTTTTGACTTTTTGTTACCTGTAGACAGCCCAAATGTGGCTAAGGCTCCCGTAAAGATCGAAGCAACGAACGTGATGTCCGATGATGCTCCAGTCTTTTTGACCATAGGTAACTCTACGTAGTTTAGTGTAATGATAAAACCAGACCAGATAACTACGCCTAGACGCACCATGGCTCCTAGTATTTGCATCTGTTCGTCATGGTCATCTACATTCTCTTTGATTTTTCTGAGGATGCCTTTCTTTTCTGGCGGTTTTGTTTCCATTTGTTTATCTTGCCTTGTAAAAACTTTTGTATTCTATCCTTCAACGCATTAATTACAGGTTGTGTAACAGTCGCAGCTGCTACAGCAGTTACAGCAGTAACCGATGCAGCGACTAGGACTTCTTGCGATGGTAAAGTGATACTAGGTAAGGGTGGAAAGTGTATTTTAGGGGGTGGGTTTTCTTCTGTTTGTACCTCCTTTGTACCTTCGGGTCTTCGTAAATCTTGCGGAGGTACGACCAAAGGTTGATATGAGGGAACATCTGCTGTAGGGAGAGGTAAAGAAGGGGTTTGCAGTCGTACTGCATCTGGTAAAACTATGGTGGGTAGTTCCACTAAGCTTTCATGATGAATGTAAGTGCATAGTAAGGTGATCTAGTATCAATACTTACAGTATCTGAACCAGAAATGTTTACTGTATCTGTACCTGTACCTGAGAAACTAATTGTACTACTACCGTAGTTAAATCCAGAACCGATAACACCTGATCCACTAAGACTACAATTTCCTGAGACAGTAATACTAACAGTATCAGAACCAGAAATGCTAACTGTATCGGTTGCTGTGTTAGAACCACCTGTAGCGTTTTGCGAGTAACTGTTACCAGCACCAACAATAAACCTATCTCTTAGATCTGGTGTACCATTATTACCGTCACATAAGTACCAACCAGAAGGAGCACTTGTACTGTTGTACATAATTATCATACCGCTAACAAACGATACGATACCGGTTAATGCAGAACCGTCACCAGCAAAGGCTGTAGCTGTGCAAGTACCTGTAACTGTAAATCCTCCCGAAACTGTCTCTGCCTTTTTTTGGTTGTTGTGATATAACTCTACGGCTCCATCTTCATGAGCATCAAGATATTTTTTAGAGGTAGTTCCTAAAAATATATCACTACCTTGAAGATAAGCGTCACCAGTACCAGCCCTTACTATCATATCATGATTATTTAGTGACTGTACAAAGTTGTTTCCACTACTATCGTGATAAATATTAAAATCATTACTAGCACCAAATTTTAATCTGTTTAAGTTAGTACCAGCACTTGAGCTATCACCAAATACAACATTAGATCCACCTATTGTTAAATTACCTGACATTGTACCGCCAGCAAGAGGTAACTTTGTAGCAATGCTGTTAGTTACAGTTGTAGAGAAGTTTGCATCATCACCTAAAGCTGCTGCTAACTCGTTAAGAGTATTAAGAGCACCCGGAGCTGAGTCTACTAAGTTAGCTACTGCTGTATCTGTGTATGCAGTTGTCGCAACCTTTGTAGAGTTATCAGATGCAGATTGGGTGGTTGCAGTTACACCGTTAGCCAAAGAACCATTTACTGATGATAAAGTAGCTACTGTAAGATTTAAAGCTGCTACGTCTACACCGTCTACTGTTCCTGAAACTGTGATGTTTCCTGTTACGTCAACACCAGCACCAACGTCTAAGTTGCCAGCTACGTCAACGTGTCCATCTGATTGAACAGAAAGTCTGCTTGCATCGCTAGTGCTATCTCTAATATCAAAGACTCCACCATTTGTTTTTATTAAGTAATCTGGGTTTCCATCAGAATCAACAAAACTAACTTGTGGTTGAGTTCCATTAATAATTAAATTATTGTTACTTAAAGTTAATGATGCACCAGATATAGTACCAGTTGTAGCTATATTTTGCGATCCAAAATCAGGAGCTATCTTAGTTCCAGCTATTGCAGCAGATGCGTTAATTTCTGCGTTAGTTAAAGTAGTACCTAATCTTCCTTTAATATTAGCAGCAGATACGTTTGCCATATCCTCTGCTGCTACTGGATGTCCTCCAGCAGTTGAGCCGTCATGTACAACAAGAGTTTCCTTGTCTGTATCTACTGTAACTTCACCCTCGGCTCCAGTAAAGCTACCATGTTGCGTGGTTGTACCACGTCTTAGTTTTAATAATTTTGCCATTAAATTGTTCCGAAGTCGAGTTGTAAGTTAGCACCATCTATAGTACCTATGTTTGACATGTTGTTGTTTTGTCCATCTAACGCTCCACCTAGTTGTGGAGAAGTATCTTCAACAAGATTTGCTATTAAAGTAGATACATCTTTTCCATCTACAGTACCTGATATAATAATGTTTGCGTTTATTGTTTGATTACCAGTAAATGTGTTAGCACCTAGACTAGCTAAGTTACCAGTAGCTGTAACACCACCTTGCCAAGATGAACCGTTATATACTCTAAGTTCGTTAGATGTTGTATCAAAGTATAGATCTCCTTGATCGAGACTAGAAGTAGGTGCAGAACTTGCTATACGGTATGTATTAGCAAAGCTGTTTACATTACTTAGATTACTTGCAACTGTGTTTACATTAGCTATAGAACCAGCTACAGAGTTTATATTGCTAGCGTTAGATACTGCACTATTTATATTAGCCGCATTACTATGTACGCTGTTAACATTAGATATATTATTTCCAACATTATTTACATTAGTAATATTATTTGCAACTGTATCTATTTCAGATGTGCCTTCAGTTAAATCAGAAGCAACAGTATTAATATTAGTTATATTGTCAGATACTGTTTTAATAGGATCATCCTTAACTGTAATACTATTACCCATACCACTGTGGTTTGTGCAGTAGTATATGAAACTTGTTGGTTGTGACTCAGGTACTACAAGTTGGACTTTTGCACCAGCTTGTCCTTGAGTGCCAGTAACAGTAACACCAGTATTATAAGCACTACCTCCACTTGAGAAACGGAGCGGATGGTTTGCGTTTGAGTTGTCACTTACGTCGAATGTATATGTCCAGCCTTTGTATAATGTTAGTGCAGGCTTATCTACACCATCAATAATAAATTTACCAGTAGCAGCTGTAACAGTAAAAGTAATCTCATCTTCTAACGCATCTGCAACTATATCAAGTGACCCGTTGGAGCTACCTGTAGAAACAGCGTTAGTAATTAGACCTAGATCTTCACTGTATGTTATAGCACCTGATACAATAGCTACGTCATCAAGAACTGCTTGAGACGGTGTGATAATAGAAAACGCACTACCTGTATAAACTTGTAAGTTATCGTTAGAACTATCGAACCATAAGTCACCTTCTTGTAAAGATGAACCATCGTTTCTTGTTGTAGGTTCACTAGAAGATATGATGTATATATCAGCAAAGTTATTTATATCAGCTACGTTTACACCAGCTTGTACAATATTAGTTATGTTTTGTGCAACAGTATTAACTTGAGTAGCTATAGGTACTAATCTATGAAAACTGTATGTATGTAATGTAGATGTTGACTCTACCAAGAAACCAAAGTTCTGTGGTATAGCTGTAGGTACACCTGTAATAGTTACAGTGTTTCCTGTACCAGCACCGTTTGGTATAGTAACTGTTGTACCGCTAGGTGTTAGAGTAGCAGTTGTAGCTGCGATACTTAGTATAGCTGCCTGTCCTGTAGCTCCTTGTGGGTTAGTTGTTGGAAAGCTAGTTTGGTTTGCAATAGCTGTAAAACCACCAACCTCATCTATAAGGTCAATGATACGTGCATTGATAGCAGCTGTAGTAGCTACAAATGCGTCAGAGTTAGACCAAGTTTGTCCACTAGCTATAGTTTCAGAAGAGTCTTGTCTAAGGAATCTATCTTCGGCTTCTGTTTCTGTGTAGTATCTACCATCCAATGCACCGTTAGACAGTTCAGTTTCTGTAAAATACCTATTGTCTAATTGACCATTGTCTAATTCTGTTTCTGTGTAGTACTGATTATCTAATTGACCATTGTTTAGTTCGGTCTCTGTGTAGTATCTGTTATCTAAAGTTCCTGTTACTATTTCAGAATCAGTAACAGCATCAGCTTGTATATGTTCAGATCCAACAGCATTATCTTGTATATTATCTGCATCTATGCAGTCATTAGATAAATGCACATGGTCAATAGACCCATCTACATAGTGCTCAGAATTTATAACGTCATCTTGAATGTTATCGCCATCTATAATGTCATTGGCTAGATGCTCATGATCTATACTAGCAGCAACATAATGTTCAGAGTTAATTACATCATCTTGTATGTTATCTCCGTCTATAATGTCGTTAGCTAAGTGTTCATGATCTATCGACCCAGCTACATAGTGTTCAGAGTTTATAACATCGTCAGCTATTTTATCAGCGTTTACAGAATCATTTTTTATATTACTTGTTTCTATAGCACTTGGTTCTATATCATACGACTGTATGAGATTAGGCACTTGCTCTTCTTGTGCTCTGTATAAAAGCTGTGTTATGTTATTATTTAAGTCAGCTGCTTTTACAGACGACCCCGGTGTAAAAACAGCCTTAGCTGCGTCAACACTGGTGTCACGATATATGCGGATAGTTCCGCTAAGTGGTATATTGCCTGATGTAAAAACTACATTACCACCACCTGTAGTAGTGTAGCTAGTAATATTGTAGTGTGTACTTGTTGTTTTAAGCACACCATCTACACGGACTTTGACATCAGATTCTTGATATGAAGGGAAAGAAAACTGCTTAGTTGCATTTCCATCCCCAGTGTGTTCTACGAATGTTGTTGCCATTATTTATAAATTCGTTGTAGGACTTGAATTTCGGATTGGAATGTTTGTTTAGTTTTGGTTAGTCGCTTTGCTTTCTTTGCCCTCTCTTCTTCTTTTATCTCAGCTACCTTTGGTTGCTCTGCACTAACTTGCTGCCATGCTAATTTTCTAGCAGCTTGGAATATAGCATCTATCTGTTTATTATGATAGAAGTCCATAACCTCATACTCGGTTCTTTGTCCTGTAGAAATTAGTCTGTTCATTTCTGCAATAGATTCTTGTATCTTAGGATCTTCTGCAAGTCTATTTAGTCTAACTTCTAGGTTCTGATCTCCAATAGCTTTCTGAAATGCAGATCTAAGTCTAGGCTCATCTGTTAGGTTGTCACCCTCTGGAGAGTATAGAACTGACAATCTCATGTCATAACCACTGTTAAACAGTAGGGTTCTACCGGGACTTTGGCTTAGGTTAAACTGTATAGGGCTAAACATGTTAAATGCTCTAGTCATAAAGTCGTACGGCTTGACTGGCTGACCATTAAGTATATCATACTTGATTGGTAAGTCCTCGCCGGGTAAGCCTTCTGCGTATAGGTTTCTGTTTCTAAGAGAGTCAATCAAACCTGAGTTTAGTTCTCTCATGTATGGTGTAAATAGTTTACCAAGCTCGTTACGTAGACCACCTAAAGGTATGGTGTTATTCATCAAGTTAGCTGCTATTCTTGCAGGCTGTCCGGGTTTTGCACCAAACAAGTCTACAAACGATTGTAAACCAGCAAGATAAGATTTACTTGTTACACCTTGAGCTAGTAGTAGAGATACCTTGAGTAGGTTATCTTTTGTCCACTCTTCACCCATAAGTAAACTAGCGTCACCTATATCAGCTATCATAGACATAACTTGGTTAAACGGTTCAAACGAATCGTAACCTACTTGTACCTCGCCTATTTTTATAGTTCTAGGTTTGTAGCCTGCATCCATCCAAACATTACGCTTTTGTCTATCTATTGGGCCGTTACCTGTCAGCTCTCCTGACATCCATTTTTGTGCAGCCATAAATACTAGAGCAGAGCCCATCGCCAATCGACCACGTTGTAGTGCCTTAGCGTTAGCAAGTTCTCTAGCATTAGTAATACCAAACTTTGGCCCAAGCTCTGCAAAGGTTTCTGCTGTTGGTTTTGCAAATGCTATATCATTAAACTCTTTGACTAAGAAGTTAAAACCGGGTGTAAATTTAGCTGTAAGTTTTAGACCGTTTACACCTGTACGTGCAAATAAAAAGAAAGGTCTAGCCCAAGGATTCTGTTGAAACACTGCGTTTAGGTTTCTAGAAAAACCACTAAGGTCTTGAGTTAGTGTTACTTCTTTACGTGCAAACTTTGTAGCTTCGTCAACTATATTACCATTTGCATCAAATATATCACGATAGAAAAAGTCCTCAAAGTCTCTTACAAGAGGAGCATCAATCTCAGTATATGAAGTTAACTTACCAGCATCTCTTACATCAAATGCAGATAGTAATGCTTTCTCACGCATCTTAGCTCTACCTAGTATGTATGCAAACGCATCGTCAGTAGCAGCCATGATTTTTGTAGAGTATCCTAAGAAACTCTTATCATTCAATGTACGTGCCATATTAGCCATACGAAATGCAGCCTTGTCGCCGGGTGTAGCACGGCCACTATTTTCTGCCCATCTACGTAATACTTCCCAGTTTTGATCTCCAGCTGTATACTCAGAGAATCTAGTTTTAACAGTTGATATCTCGCCTGACCAGTAAGAGTTTAGTCTTGTTTTAAATAACTCAAATGACTCTGGTATAGCTTCCATCATAGCGTTCATAGATGCTAGCCCTGCACGTAAACCACGCACGTCTTTGGTAAATGGTAGTGACAATGCAGCACCTAAAGTTGTAGCCATAGGACGTAAGAATGTATGTGTGGCTGTACCGATGATAGCTCTAGCTGGTGTCTTAGGGCCAGATAGTATACTGTGTGTCATTACACCTTGTAGTTCTCTGACAAGAGCACCTGTCTGTTGTTTACCTTCGATCTCACCACCTCGTATCATTTTACGAGCCCACTGGTCAAAGTCATCTAGATTGTTTACAGTCTTCATAGATGAAAAGGCTTCAAACAATGCCATAAGCATTTCGCCATTTGGGTCTGTTTCGACTGATATATCTAGTATAGCCTGTATTGACTCACGTGTGTCAGCCATTTCTTGTGACAATGTCTTTTCTAGATATCTACGTTTGCCTGCACCTAGTTCTCTAAAGTTCTGTGATTTAATTATTCTAGCACGTTTAGCTTCTGTTAGTGCCACAAACATGGTGTCACGTATAGCTTCTAATGGGCCATCAGTATCAGCTAGGTTTACAAAATCTTTTAGTTCTCTACCAGCAATACCTAAGTCACGTACTTGTTGTAAAAGTGTACCAACAACCATGTCAGTAACAACAACATACTTACTTGTTATTGTGTCAACTTTATCTATGACATTACCATCTATATCTGTAATAGAGTATGTGTCAGTAGCTCTTAATATCTCTTCTAGATACTCTTCTGGAGACATATCAGCAGCATTTCTACCAGCTGTAATACGTTGATGTGCAGCTATAGAATCACCAAATGCTTCTACAAGTGTCTGTCTGTTTGTTTTAGCTTCTTCTATAAGTTCGTTATATCTGTTATTACTATATAATTTTTGTAATACTTCATCAACAACCTCTTCACTAAGACCTGAGTTTTTAGCAGCACGCTCTCTTTGTACTGGTGTTATAACATTACCAGCCGCTCCTTCTTCAGAACCCCAGTCATTTTTTATTTTCTTTTGGTTTTCCCATACAATAAATGGGTCATCCTGTGATAAAGTTGCACCCTGATGTGTACCAGCCATAGGCTTGTTTTTAGCAGCTCTAAAGCCAGATTCACCTTCACGTAGTTCCTGTAAGCCTTTTGCTAGTGTCTCTTCATCAACACTTCTAGCTCTATTTTCTATCATGTCTTGCACTGACTTCTTACCTCTACCAAGAGCCATAGCAGCTCCATCAAAGAGAAGACCTATACCCATACCTTCTACAATGTTCTTCATCTTCATCATAATAGGATGGTCAGTTTCTTTTGTGCTAAGAGGTGTATCAATCCAACCATAGTGATCTCGCATCATACCTAATGCGTTTTCTGCATCAGATTCTTTTGACACTAGGTCAGATATAGCACCAATACCAGCTGCACGTACAAGACTAGGAGCACCTAGTAAAGCTTTTGCACCGGCTGCAATACCTAGAGGAGCACCAGCTGCGACTGCACCTTTTGCTGCTAGTACTGTTGCACCAGCCATAGTACCAAAGTGTACTGTGCCTCTTAACATCTTACCCCACCATGTCTTTGTAACAATAGGATTAGAGTAAGACTTAAATGGATCCCACTCTGGTTCGTAGTACCCTTTTTCTTCACGCTCTTCTTGCATTTCGCCAGATAGAGCATCTGCTGTTCTTTCAGCAAATGTAGCTACAGACGTAGCCGTATCTTGAACACCACCAGTTAAGGCAGACTGTAACTCTTTTGCTACAGCCTTGAAACCCCAGCTACCTTCTCCACGAGGATCTGTTAACTCTTCAGCTTCGTTTTGGATAGCCCTTTCTTCTTCAATAGCCTGTTCCTGTATGCGTTCTTCCTGTTCGACATTACCTTTGAGAGCATCATTAGCTTGGTCAAACGAGTCTTTTTCTTTGTTTTCTTCTTCGTATATAGGCATTAGTCTATTTCAGTTAGATAATAAGTGTTCATTAATCCTCTGGATATTGAGTTTGGCATAGAGAATGAGTCGTACCCTAGACCATCAAAGTCAGTATCGTCAAAATCTATGTTGACTGGTTCGATAGATTCGTATGTAGCACCACCTGTAAAACTGGTCATACTGCCTAACTGGTTGTCACCATACAGTATTTCGTTTTGATGAGCTCTAAGTAGTAACTCTTGATTTTTAGCATTGAATGGTGCATCAGCTGGTAAGCCTGATCTTTCAAGAGCTTTGTTAAATGTTGACTTGTTCCATTTATATTTACCGATTTGTATGCCAGCTCCGGTAAGTATACCAGACCTGTTACCTTTACTTGTAAATAACTCACCAACCTCTGTCATAGATTTGGTCTGTATGTTAAACGAATCGCTGTAGCTTCTACCAGTTCGATCTCTAAATGTGTTATGGTCTGCACCTTTTGCAGCCATCTGATCCTTAAATATATTCATGTTATCACCGTCATATATTTCTTGGCTCATAACCTGTATAAGATTTGATGGTGTAGGAAATCTATTTAATCTCTGTTGGTCACGCTCTGACATACCATCATCTGGAAACTTAACAAAATAAATCTTGTCAGGATCAATAGTTTCTATGTCAAGGCCAAGTGCTTCTACTCTTTGCTTCATTAACTTTAAAGGATGTATACCAGTCTTTCTAGATAAGTTTAGATAGAACTCAGGTATCTGTCCATTCTGTTTTTTCAAAGCTCTAACACCTAGAGGTAAAGCTGACTCTTCACCGGGTAGATACTTGTCACTACCAAGTGTGTTACTATAGTCTTCATCATCCTTGTTTAGACGATCAATAAGCTTGTCTTGTAGTAAATATCTTGTAGGGTCATTCTCAGGCTGACCGGGAGGTGGGTAAACATCATATGGGCCAACGCTTTTTGTTGTACCATCTAATGCCTTAACTTCTGACTTTTGGTCAGGATCTGCATAATTAGCTTTGATTTTATCAATAGCTATCTGATGAGCTTTGTTAGCATTATTTGTTTGTAAAAATGCTATTCTATATTCCTCTTCATACGCTATGCCCATATTAGTTATAGTTTCAAGATCTTCAATACTAGCTTGATCTGGGTCTTGTACAATAACATTACCAGACTTATCTTTCTTTACGTTTACTAAAGCATTAAACATCTTATTAGCTTTAGATGTTAATGCAGAGCTTGGCTTGAATCCATTAATTAAGTCTTCTGCTTCTTGCTTAACTCTCTTTCTAATATCACCATCTTTTATAGCGGCAAGTCTAGCTTCTAAAGTACCAGAGTCAATCTTACCATCAGCTGCGTCAAGCAGTAGAAATCTAGCTTCTTCTTCATCATCGTAGTCACCGGGAACATAGTAGTCAGCAAGTTTCTTTAGCTTCGGATCTGTAACAGGTAGTCCTAGATCTTTGGCTATTTTGTGTAAATCTTTTGTAACCATGTCTCGAGTCAAGACAACATCATCTGGTAGATCTTTGTAAGCTTCGATAGCTGAGTTAACAGCAGTTTCAGCTTTGTTAGTAATTTCTAGCTCTCTTTTTTCAATGTCTTTCTTTTGAGATCTCATAATGAGTTCTCCAAGTTTGTTATCTAGAAGAGTAGCACCCGGAGTATTAACACCAGCTAGATTTGTTTTGACCTTACCAGCTGTGCCTCTTTGAGTAAAGTATGTATCTCTAATTAGCTGTAGTTCTGTAGTGCCTATGTAACCTTGTTCAAATGCTTTGTCAAGTCTGTCGCCTAATTTAGCATATGCAAAGTTCATATCTTTCTTACCACCCGGAGCCCCATGTGCTAGCCTTGTAAGTAGTCCAGAGTTAGGGTCATCATCAGTACCAAATAAATACTCTGATGCCATTTCTGGATTGTTGACCAACATGTCAGATAAGTTAAGTATCTCTTTTACTTCACCTAACTTTAGCTCTTCTTCTATCTTACGATTTAGACCTTTAGTGCTGATACCGTTGATGTTTTTACGTAGATCATCAAGCATCTTGTTCTTGTGTCTACCTTTTAGAGTGCTCATAGCACCTGATTGCATCAAACCACTGCGACCCCAAAAGAATAAAGCTTCGTCAGCTAAACCTGAGTCACCATCAGCCATAAGTTGGTTGTAGCTTCTACCGTTAGCACCCGGAACCGCAGCATTACTGAGTGGGGTGTTAAGATTTTGACCTACAAAGTTGCTAGTCCAGTTTACAGCTTTCTTAGCAGTAGCAGCTGAGTTTTCATCATATGTAGGTATATTTCTAATAGTAAGAGTATCTAAAGTTTCAGTGGCTTGATTTTTACTGTCTGGAGCTGCATTGTTTTTTTCTACTTCTTGTGCAGCTAGACTCTCAGCTTCAACTTTATTTTGATTTACTTCTTTACTAAGTTCTTTTTCAGCTTCTGCATTTTCTTTAGTTACCTTATCATCTTGACCGGGTACAAGTTGACCAGTGTTGGTATCATAGATCTTACCATCTGTACCTTCATATGTACCCTCTCTCTGATCTTCTCTTAACGACTTAGTATCATTCCAAGCATCTAGCTTTTTCTTAAACTCGACACCTTGACCTATAAGCTTACCAAACTTTTGAAAGTTACGAGATCTAGTTTCCGCATCTGCAAGAGCGTTTTGCTTGGCTCTTTCGTATGCAGCTGCATATATCTTGTCTGTTTCTGCTAGAGCTTGGTTTGCTACTTTAGAACCATCATAACTGACTTCTGCAAAGTTGCTGTCAGAATGGTTGAAACTAAACTGTTCAAACTCCATCAAGCAACCTCCCTAAACTCAACGTCAATCTGGCTGTAATCTACAGCAAAAGCACCATCGCTTCTTTTTGATACTGCTTCTGGTTTTCTTAGTAAAACATCCTGTGCCATAACACCTATGTATTGTGTATCTTCATTAATATAACTAAACTTGTAAATATCATAGCCACTAATAGACGTACCTATCTTTTTGATATCTTCTTTTATTCTTACGTCACTACCAATAAATGGAGAGATAACGCTCATACCAAAGCTGACACTGTTCATAAACTGACCAGCTCTGTCTTTTGGAGGTAACATAGTAGGTGGCCCAAACTGTGGATCAAATCCAAGTTGTGTACGATTACTACGTAGTTGCTCTTGTAAACCTCTTGATATTTTAGTCTGAGCTTTTGCTTCTCCAACAGTTGCTAGAGCATACTGCTTTCTGTCAACTTCAGCTAGCTTGTTATAAAAGTCTGCTTTCTGTCTTCTTCCAAAAGCTCTTGATCTACCACCTTCATTTACAGCTGCCTGAGCATAATACTTCTGTGCTGCTTGTTGTTTATCTAGTAGACCTTTACCTTGCTCACTTAGAGCGAAGGCAGTAAAGTCAGATTGAGAACGAGATTGTCCTAGTCCAAGAATGTTGTTTATATTATCCTTGAAGTCAACCTCTTTATTCCATTGTTTGATGCCGTCGGAGTAGTATTTTAGTATCCGCTTTTTGTTTTCTTGTCTAGCGGCCTCTCTTCTTCCGGCGTTAGGATCTGGTGCACACACGGCAAAATTCTATAAATTGTATATTGTTCGGCCCATGTTCAAACTTACGTAAGAACTTGAAACCTAAAAATTGTAATAGTTTTAGATGTACGGTGTTACGAGAATCTACGATATTCCACAGTAATTTTTCGTTACGTTGTTCAAGCCAGCGTTTAGCTTCTCTTGCAAACGTAATTGGGTATTCGTGTATAGCTGGAGTGCATAGCATCCAGACTTCTCCAGTCGGCCCAACTCCGGCCATGCCAGCAGTCTTGCCGTTAGGCACTGTGAAATACACGCACAAGCCCGTTCTAGCCGCTCGTAGCAGCTCTTCCGTAGCATCTAGCCCATGACCTTCTTCGACCTCTCTGCGGTCATCTGGACGTAGATTAGAGGCCACCTCTCTGGCAGCCTCCTCTGTGATTGGGTGTATATATTCGTCTAATTTAGACACGTCTGTAAAATTTGGGTGAGAAATCACCTTCCCAAGACATAGCTCGTAGCGTAGCTGGGGCAGGGTGAGTTGATTTAAGTGTAATATCTACGTTTTTATTTCTTTCGTAGACTGGGATAGTTTTGATAAACTCTTCGAGATATGGTGCATCAGAGACTTTGTATTCGTCAAGCTCTGTTGATTCATATACTTCTGTGTAGTCAGTTTTTCCAGTTCGTTCAAGTGTTGTTTCATAAAGACCTATCTTACCGAAGTGAAGTTTGATTCTATGTATAACAAGAGATGAGTTTACATCAGCACTTACCCCTTGCCCTTGAGTTTTAGTTACAAAGAGTGTAGGAAACTTTATACTATAGTCATATATGTAACCTATGTGATATGTGTCTGTCCATTGTCCCGGTACTGTAAGTGTTGTACCGTTGATAGTAGGTTTTGCATATCTACCTACACGTACGGAGTTTGAGTTGCTATCTACAATAGCTAGTGTATAATTTGGACTTGTGACTAGACTTAGCCAACCCACATTACTGAAGGTTGTGGTGTTGCTAACTGAATCATAGCTACCACCGTCAAGAAGAGTACGATTATCCAAATGTAATAAGAAGTCGACATTATCTTGTAAAATAAAAGGATCTGATTCTTGTTGTACTAACCTTACGCTTTGTAAAAAATTATCAGTATCTATAAAATAGTACTCATCATTTATAACAAAGTGATACAGTAATGGGTTGTTGAACTTCCATTTAAACCATGATGACTGCTGACGCTTATCTCCTACGTTAACATATCTAAATCCTATAACCTCGTCAGAGCCAGTCTTACCTATAAGAACCATATCATTTTCTCTAGATACAGTAAGTAAGTCAACTTGTTTTGGTATTAGTGTAGGTACAACTCTACTTTGTTCTACAACATTTGGTTCTGCTTCTCTAGCTATGTTAGCCATTTCATTGAAGCGACTGAACTTACCAGAGTTATCCACATAAGCTATAGTTGTACCAAGTGATATAGGAGGTATTTTTATATTATAGTTATTAGTTGCAAGACTACGTAGCTTTGCAGTATCAGGGTTAAAAACTGTGTCGTCAGATGATAACAAGAATTGTTGGTTTGAGCTGAATACGACTAGACCTGTATTTATATCTATACCATCAAATAGTTCTGATGGAAAGGTAGAAGAACATGCTATATCTACAGGATCGTTTGCACTAACTGTCAAAGCAGTTTGAGCAAAGAAGTCAGGTTCTCCAAGTGTACCAGCTTGTGATAATATTACATTTTCTCCAGCTAAAAAGGCTAACCTATTTCTGAAGAATAGTACTTTATTAATACGTTTATTATGAAACGACGGGAGAGGGTTAGTCTCTTCATCACCTACAGCTCTGTCAGCGTATGTAAACTGTTTGATAGTAAATGTAGCTATCTCGTTTACTGTACCGGGATTAGTCAGGGCTGTTCTTTGTATAACCAAAGGCATGTTTGTCAGAGTCTTAGGTATACCGGGCTTGGCACATTCTGTCCATGAACCTGTACCATCCTGATCGTTTAGACCCTCGAATCGTAGGTAGTAGTCGTCTTCTTCTGATATTCTAGCATTTGCAATTTTGACTATGTAGCCATTTTTACACTGTTTTGGTAGTAATGTAACATCGTTTACTGATGTACCCATGCTTCGCATCAGGTCATCTTCTACAATCTCTACGTTAAAACTAGAGCTACTAGACATGTAGATGCCATTACCGATTATGCTTGCAGAGATACCTGTACTGTTTAATTCTGCTACTATGCCAGCTAAAACTGTATCAGCACTTACAGCAGTATCAGCATCAAAAGGTGTACATGCTGGACGTACAGCCTTGATGTTTGCTTTTACGGCAATAGCTTCGTGGTCGGTAACTTCTATAGTGTATGTAGCAGATGCTTCACCTTTGTTAGATCTACCACTATTACCTTGGGCTGTTCCTGTTATAGTACGACCCTTAGCAGAGTCCATAGTAACTGTAAATTTATCACCAGTTACCCAGCCTTCTCCACCATGAAGTAGAAAAATACTTCTTGCATAGGCACATGCAAAGTCTTCTGGTTCGTTACCTTCACCACCTATACTACCTTGCTGTCCACGTATGTCAAGCTTAAATACCATATTATTTTTACCACTGGTAACTAAGTTGTTACTGGAGTCTCTGACTTCAACTGTAGTCGTACCTGTGTAACTACTTGCAGCATCAACAACAAATGTCTGTATTCCAATGCCTCTACACTGACCTGTACCCTCACTTTCATCAAGTGTATCTGATGTAATTTTGATACGTGTAGCTCTATTTATAGTAGTTGTACTATTATTACTGTAAACATTTAAGCCATACTGTCTGCCATTTTCAGTACGAGTTATTTCAATAAATGCAAAGTGAGCATCTGGGTTATCCTGAGTAGTACCTGTAGTACCTACAAGAGTATTAGAATTGCTAGAATCACGACTTGAAACGAAAGTAGTGTCATTGATAGTAAGAAACTGTATGTTTTCTGAGTTGCCGGTAGCTAGATAAGCTTTGATTGCTGTTTCTCCACCTGTACCATATACTATAGTCTGTGCAGCTCCAGCATTATCACCGTCAGCTTTCCATACTCTAAGTGTACCATCAGGTGCTACTTGCCCAACATATGAGCCTTCATCTTCATCTCTATGATAATGAAACCACGAACCACCTGTAGCAACGCTAGGTAAAGGCTGAGAGTTTATTCTTTTTGCACCCGGTCTTTTATATAGACCACGTGTTATATCTGGTATCGCATTTACGACATCCTCTACCTGACCCGGAAACTTTAGTTGGTCTGGCTGTTCTGATATGCCACCAATAAAGTTTGGGATGGTTTGTGTTATTGCTGCCATTATCTTCTAAGGTTTCTCCATGGTTGATAGGTTTGATATGCACTATCATCTTCAAATCCAAACATACTATGATCGCCTTGATTGCACTCATACTCCATAAGAGATGCTCTGGCTAGAGACTCCTGACCCTGTAATAATTTTACTAGGTTTGGGTTAGCAACAAGCTGTGTAGCTGCCTGTCTAGACGCTCTGTATGTTATGTATCTTCTAAAGACAATAGGTAAATCTTCAAAGTTATAAAGTCTGACAACATCAAGATCTAGGTCAGTTGTAAATACATCTGTGTGATCCTGTTTGTCATATAAAAATCCATTACGTCGTACGAGGTTATATGTACGGCGAGCTTGGTTGTCATGTAAATCCATAGACAATATGTCATTACCAATAGCAATCCTGCCATTAGCATCTTTGGCAAATGTTACATGTTTTTCTGTGTTAAAGTGCCACCCCTCTGCCTGCGTGTCTACGTTAGCATCACGGAGTAGGTTGAATATAAATGATATTTCTGGGTTGTCAAAATTAAGTGTTGTTATTGGCGATTGTCCAATAGCCCCCAGTATATTATTTACTGCGGACAGTTCTGTGTCGATGTCAATAGTTGTGGAAGCCATAAGAAAAAAAAAGGAGGCCGAAGCCTCCGTATAATGTGTAAGTTAGAAAGCAGCGTTTCCAACAGTTGTTGCTTCGCCAGCAGCGTTGCGGCTTGTTGCCACACCAGCTACGAACTCAACAGCAGCAGCAGGGTTAAGTGCATCTACACCCATAGCTAGACGTCCAAGAATAACATCACCTTGGTATACCACTGAGATGTCTCCACTTGTTGTCTGAACTTGTGGGCCGATTGCCTCAACACAAGCAGCAGCTTCTTTTTGGAAGATAAGTCCACAGCTGTTTTCAAATGCAGATCCACCGTTACCATAAGAGTTAACAGTCTTAGTTGCAGATGAACCAGCAGTCTCATCAGCCATAGCAACTTCTACGAAGTCACCGCCTGCTCCGGGGTCTGTAACACCGGGGTTTGTGTTAGATGCAGTACCAAACTTAGTACCGAATCTGCCAAAGAATGGGATGTTCATTGACTTGAATATCTGGATTCCAGCTATTTCAATGATTCCGTTACCTGATTGTAACGCATCTCCTCTCTCTGTACGGTTGATTAAACCGTTTGATTCTACGTTCTGGATAAGTTCGTAGTACTGTCTTGGGTTGAGTACAGCTACTCTTCCTTCTTGACCTACTCCCTTCTCATCTAGCGCAGCGGCTGCGTCGTAGAATCCGTTGATTAGACATGTAGAGTCATAAGCAGCTGTACCATCGGTAACACCTGTTCTGGTTAGTCTAATCTGTGTTCCACCGGGCTCTTTGAAGTTAGACTTCGTGATTGGTGAAGCTTGTCTTGCAGCCTTTGTGATAGCTCTGAAAGCTTTTCTGTCATACTGCTCTGCAAGAGCGTATCCGATCTTACGAGAAATTTCACCACGTAAATCGTAGTGAGCAAGTGTCTCGTCAAGTTCATAGACAAATGCACTGGAGATTAATAGATCATCAACAGTCACTGTCTTTTCAGCTACTGGAGGTGCTCCATCAGAGTTACCTAGTATGCTGTTGCCGGGTGTATGATACTCGGCTGTTGTTCTTCCTGTGAAGATGAACTGAAGTGACTTACCGTTTGTAAGTGTTCTCTTCATAATTAGGTCACGTGCTATCGTGTTCCTTTGGAAGCCTTTGAACATCTCTCCGGAAAACAATTTAAGGTATAGTGCCCTCTTGTCTCCAGTTGAGTTTGACTGACCGGGACTTGTTATATTAGTGGTCAGTGTGCTATTTTGTTGTGCCATTTCTAAGAATGATATTGGTTTACGTTTCTCAGATCTGAAATTTTTTTGGCCTTTTTTTGTGGTCTATCCCACCGTCTAGACGGATCAAGGTATCCAGCGTACTGGGCTCTCTCCAATAGAGATGGGAGGACTTGAACCTCCCTGTACGGCCTTAACCGATTACTCTTGTGTACTTGATGCCACGATATACGAATGTTACAGTCATGGTAATCTCCATATATCCAAGCCCCGTTCCATGCTTGGGTGTCATGCGTCCCTATCGGGATGAACGGACGGACAGTTTCTTCCGTCTTTTGTGATTATAATTAATCCTCTTACTACTTGTCTTTGTTCTATTGAACTTGGCCTTCTCGCCTTTAGACATTTCACCTGTAGTCTTTGGTGTTTTAGATGACACACGTCTAGATGGTCTGCAAGCTGGGTAGCCTTTACGCTTCTCACCTTTCTGTCTGCCACAGGGCTTACCAGTTTTGGTGTCAACCCATTTCTCTTGGAACCATCTACGTAAGCTCATCTTCTTTTTGCTTTGCTATAACCGGGGGCAGTCTTCTTCTTACCACCAGCTTTGACTTGACCCTTACATACTTTGACACCATAGGCGTTAGCGTATGCAGAAGGGTATACTTTGAATTTTCTTTTGGCAGCTGCTTTACCACGTGGACATAACTTACCCATCAGCGTTTCTTACCTCCATGCTTGCAGCCACATTTTGATCCTTTCTTGTGTGCCATTATGCTCTTGGGATTTTAATTTTTGATCTAATTTTATCATCATTAACTCTACCAGCACCTAAGTTTGGCATGTATTTACGCATGCCGGGATCGTACTTGATAGGTGTGCTTGGGCCATCGTTGAGAGCGATAGCCTTCTTGTTACCTTTGCGAACCTTTTTAGATCCGTCTTCTGAATAAGTGATTGCCATTATGCTTTACCTTTTTTCTTTTTCTTTCGATTAAAGATCTCATCCATTAACATATCTCTACCGGCATCTTCTCTGGCTTTTTTGTTCTGCCTAGCTTCTAGTATATCCCTCTCTATTTCGTAGTCAGGGCCAAGCTGTGCAAGTCTTTTTCTCTCGCTAATAGTGCGAGTCATCCTTCCTTTTTCGTCGTATGTTTTAGCCATTAGCATTTCCATCTGCGTAAGGCAAGTGCCTTTCTTGTGGGCTTGCCGTTTGGTTTTTTGAGCGGGCCTTTCATGCCAGACATGCGAGCACAAAATGACCTCTTTCTAGCCCCTCCTCCGGGCTGTGGAGCTTTGAGATTAGAGCCAGTGGCACGATTGTACTTGGCTCTACCTTTAGCTGTCAGGCCGCCTTTGCGGCTCTTCTCACCTCTTCCGAGAGACAGGCTTACTCCCTTTTTTCTTGCCATTTTTTCTTAGTTTTGCGAAGTCTGCTCCTGTGATTTTATCTCGGGGTGGTGCTACTCTGGCGATCTTCATTTGACCGGCAGAGTACTTCTTCTTACCAGCTGGCTTAGGCATTACCAAATACCGGGTATGATTTGCCCTGTCCAAGCGTAGTTGAGTAGAGCTGCGACTATGCCTATCATAGCTAGTCTTCCGTTAAGCTCCTCTGCTGGATGCCATTTCTGATTTTCGTGGTTGTGGTGTGTCATGCTTCGTTTACATTATTTGATGCTTTTTTATTTCTCTTGAATACCTTGTCGGCATTTTGTTTAAACTTGTTGATGTTTCTTAGATCATCAAGGTAAGGAGTAGAGAATACACTCTTACCTTTTGCCAGTCGTGGAGCTGGCACGTATGGATTTTTGGGATCTTCTTTTGGTGCTTGGTAAGGCTGGCCGGGAGATCCACCTTTTCCCGGCTTTATCTTTCTAGCCATTATCTTCTGGATTTAACTCCTTTCTTTTTGTTAGCTTTTTTTAGTTTTTCAAGAGCCAACTTTTTCTTCATGGCTGGTGTCATTTTGCCTTTAGCTGGCATTGATTTTCCGTAATGTCCGGGCATGGTTAAAACTCCAAGTTGTTTGAACGATCTAGTTTTTCAATTATGTCTTGTCTGTAAGCAGGGTCATTGTCATAACGAGGATCACTCATTGCTCTGACTAACTCTTGCTGACTGCGGAAGACATCGCCGCCTGTTTTTGGTGGTTTACCTGTGTACATTTTTCCTTCAAATCCATTAGCTGCTTCGTACTGTGACTTCAAGCCTGCAACAGCTATGTTGATAGCCTGCACACTTCCTGTAGCTACGATGCTATCGAAAGCTTCTTGTGCTTGTGCATCTAGATTATCTTGTGCCCAACCTATGATGTTGGAATAAGCCTGCTCTCCACCAACTGAGTTTTTAACTTGGTTGATTTCTGCATCTGAAAGATCAGTCGTGTCTGACGACCGGGCTTGAAACTCAGGTGTACCTTGTACTTCTAAGTATGCTTCGACTAGCTCTTTGCTAGACATAGAGGAGAACTTCTCAAGAGTCTCTTCTGAGAGCTTGCCGTCATTGGCATAGAACTCATCGTTAGCTGATGTAATTAAAGAAGCACCGTCAGAGAGCGTAGTCTCCTCCGGCTCCTCATCAGCTGACTCTTGTTGTACTTCTCCCTCCTCTCCGTTTTCTCCTAACTTTTTCTGCAACTCTATGTAAGCCTTCTCAAGCTCTGCTGCATCTTTATATTTACCAGCCAGTAACGCTTCCTGATCTCCTTGCAGCTTTTCACCAATCTCAAGATTCTCTTGCTCTTCTGGTGTTAAGCTTGTAGCTATGGTTTCAGTGGTTGTTTCTGGTTGGTATGATAATGTTTCTGCCATTTATTCTGGTGGTGATGTTGTTTCTCCAAAGTTTTCTGTTGCTGCTCCTAGTCCTAGATTCTCTCCTAGCTGTTGTACACCCTCTGGGTTCTTACTTGGATCCATGAGAGGTGAGCTTGCTAGTTGTCCAGCTTGTCCTAGTAGCTGTTGCTGAGTTGCCATAGCTTGCTGCTGTTGCATCTCAGACTCCATAGTTTCTGGAGACTTGACTAAGTTGAGTACATCAATACCTTGTGCAGCTGCTAATCTCTTGATAGCTTCGGTAGGATCTATGAATCTCTGTAGAGCTTCTGGCCCCAGAGTCTGAGCTATAGTTCCGATGAACTGTGTTAGTGCCTGTTGATCCTGACCTCTACCTAGAGCATTGACTCCAGCTACGATCTTTGGTCTTACCAAGTCTTTTGGTAGTCTAGGTATTTGATTTCCTCTTTGCATGACTAGAAGTATCCTGTTCAAGTATGGTATCAGGAACTCAACCGTCAGTAGAGAGAACAGTCCTCCAAGGGATTGCTCTAGTTCTAGCTGAGTTAGGCGTACCTCTTCAGCTGTAACACGCTCTGCCTGCCTGACGTTCATAACCAAGAAAGCTTCTAGTATTCTTTTTTCTATTTGTGTAGACAAGTTAGCAGCTGTCGCAAAGTCAGCCGTCTTACCTACTTGCACTACTCCTACGTCCTCTGGCCTACCTTGTATGATAGCTCCATTGCCTGCCTTGGCTAGTGTTCCGGGTTTGGTTGTAGCTGATGGTGAGACAAGAAAGATAACTTTACTTGCTACACTAGCACCTTCTACTAGAGCTTGAGCCAATCCATTGAGACTCCTTAGATCCCCAATAAACTCCTCTACTCTACCTCGTCCATAGTCTTCACCATCGACAGTGTTAAATCGAAGCACCAACCAAGGTGAAGCGTTCTTGGGAGCTGTACTGCGTGACCCGGGAAGTACTTGTCCATCGACTTCCTGATGCCATAGCCAGCGTCCACTACCTTCATCCAATCGTACGTAGGTGTATACCTCTGCGTCGTCTTCATCTGAGCTATAGTCGCCGTTTGCTTCCTTCGACGGTACTTGACGCTCAAGACCAAGTACTTTTCTATCAATCATTTCTTTTGTAACTATCTCTAAGACGTTACCATTACCATCTCTGTTGACTACAAACCTGTTCAAAGGGTAGTGCTTCAAGCCATCTTTGGACATGAAGATAAGAGCATTACCTGAGACTATCAAATGCTTCAGTGCTTGATGGACAACCACTCTGTCACTTGATGCAGCTATGTACTCCATGATGTTTCGTTCTATCTTTGAGAATGATAGATCTAACTCACTTCTAGTCTGCGGGTCTATCTCTTCACCTATCTTATCATCTCTGATCTGTAGTTTGAAGAAGGCTGTCTGTGGTGGTAGCATTGCTAACATTAGCTTTGCTGACAACGTAACTACAGCTTTAGCTCCGACTGATTGGAAGGGCTGTAGTAAAGTTCTTTTACCTTTGTAATTATCATCACGAGTTACAAGGTATGGTAAGGTAAGCTCAGAGGCTTCTACAGCCACGTCAAGGAACTGTGTTCTACCTGACTCTAACTGACTGTAGCGTTCTCTAGCTTTAGACATTTAGTCCTCCTGTACCAGCACCACCGCCACCGCCTGTATTGACGTTGATCTTTAGTGCATCTGTTCCGGTTTTCTTACCAGCACCGGGGCTGCTCTTCTTCTGTCCTGAGCCATACTGTACTTCAGCAGTATCATCTGGATCAAGAAGTTCTTTCTTTTCTGGTTTTACAGCTTCTTGTTTTTGTTGTTGAACTTTAGGCTGAAATGTTTGTTGTGGCCCGGGTAGGGGTGTTGACCTACGGCCACCTCCGAATACACACATGTTATTCTTCTAGTATAGATTTAATATATTGTACCACTTCCCATTGTCCGGAGCGATACATAATGGAGGCTAAGTCCTCCTTGGGGTGGACAGGATACCAAGCGAACTTGGATTCCAAATCCTCTACTAACGTCTTAAGTTTTTCTGAATGAAAGTTAAGCGTATTGGGGGAGGTTTGTATTTGCATGTTCAAAGAACGCTGGCATGCGAGCTGCTTTTGTGTCGGCAAACTGTGGTGCTTTGCCTTCATACATCAGCCGGTCGCTCGCATCCAGCCAAAATGTTTTGTCTAAATATTTATCCGGTGAAGTTTTTAAGGGGTTTAGTACCCATGCGATAGTTGCTTTCCGAAGCTTATCCAAAGAATTGCTAGGAACAAGACCCAGCTCACGACATACGAGACTATTAGTCGCAACGTGTATTTGTTCATCTCTGGAAATATCAGCTGATACTGTTCTAAGAGCAGCATCACCAAGAAAGCGAAACATAGGTAATAGAACAAAGAATATAGCTCGCTCTGCAACGAGTGCTTTGAGTATAGTGTGGTCAGGATGTTGTATCCAAGCATCTCTTAATCTTATCGCCTCCATTTCAGCAATCGGATCAGACCCATGGGATTCAACAATGAAACCCAGAGCGAGATCATGCTTGATCTCATCTTTAACGTTTGACTCAAGAAGTGTCCTCGCTGCTTCCGGGACTTCTTTGTCCAAGCCTTGTGAAATAAATTCTCCAACTGGTAGCTCCATATGACGTATTGCGAGAGCACGCTTGATGGTTTCTTCAGCACCAGATCTTACCTCCCCTTTGGTGGGTTTTACGGGAGTCCATGTTCTTTTTCTTTCTAATAATTTTGTATAAGGGTTCATTGTTGGCAGTCACATTCGATTTTGTTATCAAGAATACCATCCAAATAATCCTGTATGTCAGTATCTCCAAGTGCTGCATAAGCGTCAGACTTATCTTGGACATCACCCATAACTTGTAATGAATAGTACAAAGAGGTCTGTGGACTATGTAGCCACTCCTCTATAAAAGCTTCATCATATCTAATCATGTCGCTCCAGCTGTTGAAGCTGTAGCCATGAAGCAATCCTGTCCTATCGAGCATGGTCATGATTTCGTCTGCTACACGCTTATATGCGTCCCATCCTACTTCACTTGCAATCTCAACGTTTCCATAGTTGACTCTTTCTACTCCGAACTCGCCAGAGTCTCTGTCAACCATCTTTGCTATTGGTGGTGCTATCTCGGGTGTGCATGTAAAGCCGTCTAGGTCTCTACTGCGATAGCTGCAACTGGCAGTGGGTGCAATAGCGAACGCCCTTACCATATTGTTTTCTCTTGCAATCTGAGCTGCCTCGAAGATCGCATTGTTTAACGCCCAAGCGGCGATGCCTGCTTCGTCACTTGCGGAGTGGCCAAGGTTTACCAAGCGGAGTGCCTCTCCGAATTTCTCGTACGTGATGTTGTATCTTCTGAGGAAGTTTGCAAGACCGAGCACTCCAAGCCCCACTTGTCTGTCAACTTCTGGGGTAAGGTATTCTCCAGATTCTCCAACACCTGTCCTCCCATGGAGATCGCACAACTCGGACATACCTGTAACGAAAGCCTCTTGTAGATTGTCGAGTGTACAGGAACCGAGATTGACATGCT